CCTTCGCTCATACCTCCACCAATCATATTTTTTAATTTGTCTAACGGGGCAATGACCTCAGGATTTGTGCTTGCACCCGGATACTCTCCAACAAGACCAAGTGTAGGCCCGCTTACAATACCTCCATCCGCAAAGGCTGGCCCTTTTTGCAATTTAGATCTAACTAACGAAGCGGCTGCTATTGCGGCTACACCCGCACCCAAAGCCAATAATGGATTAGCCAAAAGAGACTCTTGGAATGCCTTACTAGCCAAGGCAGCAGCAACAAGCCCTCTACCAAGAGCGTCTAGAAAATCAGCAATACTAGCCAATATGCCTTGTTGTAGTTTTTGCATATTAGATTGACTAGCTTCCATTAACTTTTGCTCATTTTGAAGATATTGACGTTGCTGTTGCAACCTCTGAACTTCCGTCGTACCAGCCTTTTGCATGGTATACTCTAATTCTTCTTGCTGTTTCTTTAGTATTTCCAAGTCCAATTCGGCAAGCTTAGAAGTTCCAGCAAATGCTCTGTCAAATGATTCAGATAGTAAATTAGTTAAGCTACTAGCTAATTGTCGAGCAGTTTGAGCTACTATCCTACCTACTGCTTGGCCAGTCTTTTTTGCGTTTTCTTTGGTTTTGTCGCTAGATTTCTTTTGATATTTGGCTTGTAAATCGCCTATCTTTTGCTCTATTTTGGATACGTCCTCTCCAAACGATTCTAATATTCTTTTTCTAGCCTCTAACCCTTCTATTGTTAAAAGTGTTTTATTATACTCATAAGTAGTTAAATCAATTTCACCTCTCCTATACGCATTAGCCAAATTAGCTAATGACTGATTGGTTATTTCGTCTGCTTTTACCAAAGACCCTTTCAAGGATTCTTCGACTTGCTTAGCCTTAAGTTCTTCAGATGCTATTGCGTTATCAGTATCTTTATTTCTAGCAACTTGTAATCTAGCACTCTTTTCGCTCTGTAATTTTATTTCTTGAAGAGCTAGATTTCTTAATAACTCAGTGACTTGGCTAGCACTTAGATTTTGAGCCGTAGCAGCTTGTAAAATAGCAGATCTTTTTATAGCTAAAATCCTCTCTTCGGAAGCAATAGTGGCCCTAACCTTTTCTTCTTCTGTTTTTAAGAATTTCTTCTCTTGTTCTGCCCTTAACCTTTCTTCTGATATTAACGCTTTTGTTTGTAGATTGGTTATCTGTTCAAAAGATTTCTTTGCTGCCTTGGCTTTGCCGTCTCCTCCAGATCCAGAGCCTCCTCCAGTAAATGGGTCTGTGCTTCTACGAATTTTATCTATTATTTGAGCATACTTGTCATTTTCTTTATTTAGATCAGTAATCCTATTTTTAAGTTTAGTTATGTCTTTCTCGGATTCTTTAAACTGATTACTCAATAAAGCATAAGTCGCACTAGTCTTTTTATTTCCATCATTCAGTCTTTTATTAACACCATCTAAACCTACATTAGCTTGTTCTAGCTCTTCTTCACTTTTTACTAATTCCTTTGTATTTTTAGCTATTCTTTGCTGATATACCCGAGCCTTTGCATTAGCTAAAATTGCCTTAGTTAAATTATCTACAGCAATCTTTGCATTACCATTAAGAATATCTTCATCTTTTAAATCTTTAAAGTAATTAGGAAACAAAGATTGTAATTCTTGAAGGCTTTCTTTTCTTGTTCCCAATGACAAAGATGTGTCATTTATGACAGAAACTAAAGACTCCATGTTTGAGATTTCTTCTCCAGCTATATCGGAAAAAGACTCATTAAATTCTCTCTGAGATTTAGCAGCTTTATTTGAAGCTGAAATTACTTCGTATAGCTTATATGCTAACGAGCTTAATAATCCCACCACTAAGCCTACTCCAAGTGCAGATAACGAAGTCTTAAGAACACTAAAACTACCAGCAGCCGTCCTTGTTGCTTTACTTAAAACATTACTAGCTTTGGCACTTGCTTTTAAGAATAATTGGTTTTCCCTAAGCTTTAAGTTGTTAATTGATACAACAGCATTAGCAGCAGCAAACGCAAAGTTAAGAGTCTTCATTGTATTCCTAAGACTCTCGCTACTATCATCCATTAACAAAACTGCCGAACTAACAGCGGTTAGTGTCCTCGACATAGATTCTAGTGCTGACTGATTGTCCTCAGCTGCTAACCTAGAGTTGGCTAGGTTTGTTTTATTTTGTCTTAATTCTGTATTATATGATTTTAAAGCCGCAGTGGCAACTTTAACTTTGTTTTGGTTATTAGTTAATGAGTTATTAAGTTTTTCAAAATTTTTATCTCCTTCCTTTAAACCTTCAAGATCTTTTTTATATCTTCTTACTTCAGCTTCAGCTTTAATTAACTCTTTTTTGGTTGTATTTATTTTATCGTTTAAATCATCAATTTTTGTTCTAGTATCTCCTCCAAAAGCGTTATTTAGGCTTTGGTTTATTTTATTAGAAGACTGCTTTATTTTTCTTTCTCCACCACTTACAACACCAATGGCATTTTTCATGCCTTGCTTCAATTTCTGTATAGAAGCGGATAATATTACTTTTAATTCTTTAAACATTTGCGTACATTATTAAGTAGTCTTGAATAACCATAAATAAACCTTGCTCATCCCCATCGTCATCTTGGTCGGTTATTTCGTTTTCAAATTCAATGTTTTGAATCAATACTGAATTGTAAGAATTAGGGACTGTAGCCCTCATTGCGGATCTAACCAAATCAGCCAATTCGTATGCAGCGGTAGCTGTTTCTGAAACAATAGTAATTTGCATTCTAGATTCATCGCTCTTGCTATATTCTTTTTTAGTATCGTTCGATATTCTAGAAATCTGAGATAGGACAATAGCTGGCAAAGAAGAACCCTCAGGTATCCTCTGAGGGTATATACTAGCTGTTATGCTTTGGTCTTGTGAAAGTAATGAGTAAACGGCCTTTATCGCCTTCATGGTCGCAATTTATCGAAAACGTGCTTATATTTTGTTACAACTTCAACTATGTTTAAATCAGCTTTCTCCCATTCAAATGTTATTAAGTCCTTAGGCTTAATTGGCCTTCCTTTTTTTGCGTGAGGAGACAAAACAATAGTAGCAAGCCATCTAGTTCGCTCCCATTCATTTCTAAACTGTTGGGTTTGGGCGTTTCTTATACCCTCTAATTTTATTCTAAAATACTCAGGTAAATACGCGTCAAGATACTCAGGAGTCATCCCTAGTTCCCCGTAGGCAATCTGTTTTATTTTTAGCCAAGTTAATGGCTCGGAAGCCTCACCTACTTCTTTGCCTTGGCTTCCTTCGGTTGAAAAAAACCGTTAACACTTTTAGTAAATGCATCAATGGCGGGTTGTAAATCTTCAAACGCATCTACCTTTTCGGCTATTTCTTCACTTGAATGAAATGGGCTTTTCTTGCCCTCTTTCTTTAATCCACTAGCAATACCATAAAATGCACAATCTCTAGCAAATTTCATAGATTCTGCAATATTACCTTCTGCTTGCAAAGCATCAAAATCCATCATTTTGTTTGCCGACATAACAGCCTCGATTGTTAACATACTAAAGAATAACGGGTATTCTTTTCCATCTAATTTTATATTCATATGGCAAATATACAACAAAAAAGAAAAGGAGGCCGAAGCCCCCTTAACTCAATCAAATGAATATGAAAACAAGCAAATTAAATTACTCCTACAGTAAGATCTCCAGTCCCTTGTAATGTACAAGAAAATGTAGACACATCATTTACTGGTGCGTTCCAAGCAAAGTTAGTTATTACTGCTGAACCAGACAACTTTATATCTCCAGTTACCTCAGAAGTCATAGCTACAGTAATAGCATCACCAGCAATCAAATCATCAATAATCTCCTTTGGGGACAAATCAGTGCCAACTGATCCATCCTCTTCAAAAATACCTTCAGCAGACATTGTCCAAGAAGACAACCCAACTAAAAATTCTTTGTAATTTTGATTGCCTTTGTTTGTCGCATCAATAGTGTCTTTTGTTAATTCAAAATCGTTACTTGTCAAGTTCGCGATTTTTACTAATGATCCAGAAACGTCCTTATATAAAGATATAAGAGTTCCGTTTGTTAATCCAGTGCTAGCCATATTGTTTTTATTATTTTAGTTTGTTTTCTACAATTTTACTTATTCCTTTT